TGGATAATAAACTAATGGTTTGTCATAAACTGGCAATAATTGCTTTGATGTGACTTCAGTGCATGGGTATAATCTTGTTCCCATACCACCTGATAATATAATTCCCTTACGCATTATAATACTCCAAAGTTTTTTCTAGACCTTGAGCAATTTTAGTTTTTGCAGCCCACCCAAGTTCTCGATAAATTTTACTTGCATCCATTGCATATCTAAAATCGTGACCTTTACGATCAGTGACAAAATTAATCCAATTTTGATACATGTTTACTGGCTTACCCATTAAATCTAGAATCATTGTGACCATTTCAAGATTGCTCATCTCATGACCACCACCAATATTATATCTTTCACCAGATTTAAAGTTTGCACCAATTTCGAGTAATGCTTCACAGTGATCTTCAACATACAACCAATCGCGAACATTTTGTCCAGTTCCATAAACAGGAATTGGTGTATTGCTTTTGATATGACGAATTACAGTCGGGATGAATTTCTCAGAATGCTGACGAGGTCCATAGTTATTTGAGCAGTTAGTTACAACTGCTTCAATCTTATGTGTGTTCACATATGAGCGAACAAGATGATCGCTGGCTGCTTTGGTTGCAGAATACGGATTGCGTGGATCGTATGGAGTTGTTTCAGTGAACGGAGGATCTTCGTGAGTTAAACTTCCATAAACTTCATCGGTTGAGACATGAACTAATTTCCCACCGTGTTTGCGAATACACTTGAGAACGTTGTGGGTTCCAATAATATTTGTATCCAAGAAAATATCGTCGCCGCGAATGGAATTATCCACATGAGATTCAGCAGCAAAATGGAAAGTAATATGCGGTTCGTAATCATGATACAAACTCTCCAGATGTCCAAAATTGCGAATGTCGCAATGTTTGTATTGAAGGTGGTAATCACCCCAATATCCATCTAGATTTTGTTCATTCGCTGCATATGAAAGATTGTCAATGATGACAATTTTCTCATCAGGATATTTTTTAAGGTGAGAGATTACAAAATTAGAACCAATAAATCCCAAACCACCAGTCACAAATGTTGTCATAAAACCTCAATCACAAACGTTCTAATAATATTCTCAGATATTTAGGTCCGACATCTGCGGCTGTTGTGCCACGAAATTGAAAATTTACAATGTACTTATGTCCATTGATCGTAGCGTTCACTTTGATATTCGCATACTTTCTGACACCCTTTTCAGGATACACATAAGACGCATCACCCAAGTTTGAAATTGCTACGCGATTGGTTTTACCCACTTCAGATACCATAACATCATTATCTTTTTTCTTGTGGATTAGAATGACTTCAGTGCCAACTGATTGAGCCAATAAATCCTCAAGATTTCTTCTAACCTTTTCGTAGTTAGGTTTCTTGGTAACACAAGCAAATGGTTTACCAAAACCAGCCATTTTTTGACCACTGAAACCGAAGTATTCATTGATCTTGATTTTTGTTCCACCTTCCATAAAGTATTTTACTATACCTGCTGAAAGAGTATAGTAAGATGAAGACATCTTTAGAGAAAGATAGAGCAATTTATTATCTTTCTTCAACGTCAAGTCTGTAAGAGTCTTACCGTTTGAATTGGAGATTTTGATTGCAGATCCAGTAAACAAGAGTTGCCGCTTTTGATTTTTTGAACCCTCAGGCACAATCTCATATTTGACCTTACGACTGAATCGTAATTTCTTCTCCATTTCCTTCAAAACATCTGGATGTTTTAGCCTCTTATAATCTGCTCCACCCAAATATGCAGTTATATCATTCGCCAACTCACCCTCAAACTTTACACCACCAGCACCCTTCTGGATAACTGGCTTGAAGATAATATCGCCAGCGCCGACAACTTCTAATACATCTATCGAAGAGGACTTCGCTTTCTTGAATACAGACTTGAAGAGAATTTTGTTTTTCTTGAAATGAGCCTCAATTTTATTTTTAGACGTTGCGCGATCTTTCGACTTTACGACAATGTCTTTACCTTTCTGTTCTACTAGAACATTTGGCACTGCTTTCTTTATTTCTTTCGCAATAATGCTGCTCATTGTTCTTGTAGACCTTTTTGAGAAACTTCTTCCAGACTTTAGGATCATGATCTCGAAATGTCTTTCGATACATAAAGACAGCTTCGCATTCACTCCAGCGAATCTTATGCGCTGATCGTAATTTATTTATATCTAGTCTCTCAGCCTGTGTCTCATATGCATGCGCATCTAATTCATCAGGATTCCCAAAATACATCGCCTTCATTTTATTCTGTTTCGGCTTTGGTTTATACTCTTTCTGTAAGAGAAAATGCCGCTGCTTCTGCTGATACTTGTGGCGATACTCATGGTGTATCGCGCGAATAATTTTTACAGCAAGATTACGAGCGCCCTTCTCAGTTATGTTTGCTTTTTTAGAGTCATTCGGGAAGTTCAGACAGATATAGATGTGCTCAGGGATTATATCTGAAATGCGATTACAGTAATGCGCATTGACTATCACATTATGATCTTTTAGATATTCGTCTTCAAATCTCTCTGATGAGAAACAAACAATGTATGGGTCAAATGCTTTATTCAACTGACGAATAATAGAAGGTATATGCTTCTCTCCGATCCAATTTTCGGCAAGAGCATATACCTTCTTTTCTATCTTCTTGAGTTGCATTACACCTTCAGATTCTTGAACTTATCGGTGCTTCGACCACGATCAAAGACTGGCTTTGATTCATTTTCCTGCATCACAGCATCTTGGGCTTTTTGCTCAAGATCATAGAGTTTCATCTTGGCTCTATCAATACCAATCGTGAATCTCTTATGAAGATTCGGATCATTATAACGATTCTTCAACTGCTTCACGAGGATCTGATTCAACTGTTGGAGTTCTTCAGTGCTTACCAACGCAAACATAAAGTCAGCAGTGGCTGGTAGACCGAATGACTCTGAAGTATCCTCTAGTCCAGGATCCGAGTTGCTAAAGCCAGATCGAGTCGTCTGAGTAGCCGAAACGATCGGAACATTATTCTCCACCGCCAAGCCACGAAGTTCTTCAGCAATCGCTTTGATGTAGGTATATGAGTTGACATTCGCACCTGCCTTGATTCGAGCCGACGCACAAATATTTAGATAGTCAACAAAGATAATATCTGGGCGAAAGTTTTTCTTCAAAGCCAGATCGTTAATCAGTGCACGAAAGTGAGCAGGGTTCGCCGACGCAGTTGGATATTCCTTGATGATCAACTTACCCTTGACTGAACCTTTGAGTTTATTCATGCGTTTTTCATACATGTCTTTCGGCATGTTCATGAGATCATCAAGAGAGACGTTGAGAAGATTCGCATCAATACGCTCGGCGATCTTCTCTTCAGCCATTTCAAGAGTTATGTAAAGAACGTTATAGTTCTGAACCAAACAACTAGCAGCCACATGGCACATAAACAGAGACTTGCCGACGCCAGTACCTGCAAGAGCAATGTTGAGGGTCTTTTGCGGAAGTCCTCCTTTAGTGATCTTGTTGAAATACTCCAGATCGAAGGGAATTCTTTTTTCGATACGATGATAGAAATCATACCGATCAGCGTAACTATCCAAAAAGTCGTGACCAATGTGAGGATCGAAACTAACCCCCAAAGCATCAGACAAAAGAGTAGGAATGCTTCCTTTGCCCCTCGCTTGATCTTTGCCATCGAGTATCTGAATTGAGTCCATGATAGCATTATAGATTGCCTTTTCTTGGCAAAACTTTTCTGCAGTGTCAAGAAGCCATTCGAGTTTTTGTTCTGATTTGTCACTTGCTATTTCCTTTAGCAATTCCAGTGACTTATTTAACTCAACTTCAGTGAGTTTGGTAGATTCTTTTAGAGAAATCTCTAGCGCAGCCGTTGGAGGAAGGCTGTTATACTTGAGAACGAACTCCTTTATTTCCTCGAATACCTTTCTTTCGTGGCTTTCGGTCAGATACTCTTTCTTCAGAAACGGCAACGTCTTCCTCATGAAGGGCTCGTTCCGCATCAGATTCGACAAGATCAGTGTTTCTGTTTTCATTCAAGTCCTTCTCAGCATTGTCAATGGCACTCATAAGTATACTACGCATCACGTTGGAAGTAAATCGCTCAAATGATTTACTCTTGGTGTTTACGTTGTTTACATTTGAGATAATATCATAATCAAAATTTAGCAAGCCTTCGTCAGTAACTTTGACGTCAGTGAATTCAACAATCACACCATCATACTTACCCAAGAATTTGATGGCAAAACTTCCAGGTGGACCATTGAGGTCCACAAAGAAAGTGTATTGTTTTTCGACTTTGAAGAATTTCTTGACATACCAAAATTCAAGTTTAGCGATTAAATTCTCAAGCATCTTCATCCTCTTCTACGTCAGATGAAAGATTACCAGCAACAGCAGAACTAAACTGGTATGCGTTACGAACCCAATCTTTGAATTTCTCATCAGCAAGGATACTGTCCCAAAACTCTGGTGACTCAGTATCAGCCAAACGCCATTTCTTGGCTTCAACTTCGCCAGTGGCTGTATTCACTTTAGCATACCAACCCACATTTGGCTTTGTGACATGACCAGATTCGAGAGCCATCTCAAGCAATCCACTGTATTTGCTGATGCCACCATCAAAGCGCACAGTTACAGGGATCTTGGCTTTCTCGCGAACATAACGAGATTTCTCAACATTGATAATGAAGTTATATCCGATCAAATCAGTACCGTCTTTTTCTTGCTGGCGACCAAGAATGTAAATGTTATCAGCAGAGTAATAAGAGCCTGTTCCGCCACCGACAATATCCTTGGGATACAAACCTATTTCTTTATAGGTGTGATTTACAACCACC